GTATAGCGTTTTCCAGAAATGCCATAGACGCGGGGCTGCGGTTCGACGAATCGCTCAGCCCGTTCGACTTCTACGACACGGACATATCGATGCAGGCAGTCCTCAAGTACAAGATGAAAGTCGGGGTAATCGTCCGGAAAGAGCTGCAGCACTGGTCCGTCGGGAAGTCGATCCTGTCGCAGGATTTCCTGAAAAACGAAGAGGCATTCCGCGCCAAGTGGGGGTTCCAGCGCAGGCAGTCCCCATCTAAACGGGTAAAATCATAATATGGCAAAAACGCAGATAGACATAAAGGATTTCGACCTTTTCCACGAAGCCGTCAAAACCACTTCTAAGGTAGTAGAATCCGCGAAGTTTTCCATTTCGGAAGCCGGCCTGGAGGTATACGGCGCCAGGGCCCGCACGGCCAGGTGCGAAATCGCGACGAACTCCGTGACGTCGCAGACGCCCGTGTCGTTTTCGGTCGAAAGCCTCGCGACTTTCATCAAGCTCCTGTCTACGGTGAAAGAAGTCCATGGCGAAGACTTCTCGGGCCTCCGGTTTTTCGTCGACACGCCGTTCCTCAGGTTCGAGTCGAAGAAGTTCAAGACGAAGTTCTCCACCTGCAACGAGGACATCATATCCAGGTGGGTGACGACGAAGATCGCCGCGCAGTTCACGCCGGTTTTCGAGTTCACGTCGAGCTCCGACATGATAAAGCGGCTCAACGGACAGGCGTTCATGTTCTCGTCGGCGAAGGACATGCGCATCTACCTCGAGACCAAGGACGACATGGAGAACAACGCCGTGTTCGCGACCGTCGGCAACAGGGAGACAGACCTCAACAACGAAGTGACGCTGAAGTTCGGGCTCGTTTCGTCGGGAAGCCTCGTCAAGCGGAACGAAGACGGCCTGGTGTCGGACGAGCGGCGCCTCATCCTGGACTTCGAGCGGCTCAACCTGTTCAACGCGACGCAGAGCGACTCGATAAAGTTCCAGCTGATGGACGTCAACTGCCTTGTTAGCAGGACGAGCGTCGCCGGCAAGAACGGGTCGTTTTTCAATTTCGACCTCTACTGCACAGTGCTCAAGAGCTGACAGGAAGGAGCTTGCCGTGGCCGCAGACAGGGAATGGCGGAAAATATTCGAGTCCGAGGACGTACGGAAGAAGCTGGATCTCGGCAGGATCCTCGCGTTCACGCAGAAGCTGCTGCACAGCAAGGCTGACCTGGAGAAGCTGCTCTCGATCGCGCTGGTCGAAATAGAGTTCCTGCCGAAAGACGGAAAGACGATGCAGTCGATCTTCTGCACCGGGAACATCAGGTTCATGAACGTATGCGGAAAAACGCGCCCGGCAGACAAGCAGAAGCAGCTGCAGTCACCGTTCGTCGGCATGTCTACGAAAGACCCCGGTTCCGTGGACGTCTACGACGTGGTTGACGGACATGTCAAGACGATAAGCCTCAGATCGTGGAAGGTCGTGTTCCCGTTCGTCCTTCCGATAACAGAAGACAACGTCCTGCTGCTCGACGGCATAGTCAGCAAATACGCGAAGCGATGATACAGTCGTACGACTACATATAGTTCATAAACGAGAAGGTGATGGAATACCTTCCCGCCGACAGGGTGCGCGTCGGCGACAAGCTCAACTTCAGGTGCCCGTTGTGCGGTGATTCTCGCAAGTCGCTGTCGAAGAAGCGCGGGTTTTTTTATTTAAAAAATTCGAGTTTTTTCTGCTTTAACTGCGGCGTGTCCATGACAGGCATTAAACTGCTGCAGACGTTGTCAGGCAAGGACTACGACGACATAAAGCGGGAGTACGCGAAGGAGTTCGCCAGAACCGGGTGGCGAACCGAGCCTGTCTTCCCGGAGGAAGACGACGGCGTAGATCTCATGCATATCAGGCCCATGCTCGACCCGTCGTGGAAGAAGCCCCTCAGCGAAGACGCGAAAGAATACCTCGCCGGACGCATGGTCGACAAGGCCCCGTTCCTGCGCGAAGACCTGTTCACGTACCTGGGGTCCAAGGGCGAGTACATACTCATACCGTGGGTGGTAAACGGGGTGGACGCGTACTACCAGCTTAACGACTACAAGAAGCTCGGAAGCCTCAAGTACGTGTTCCCCAAAAACAGCCACAAGCTCGTGTACGGGCTGGACAACGTCGACCTGTCGTGGCCTTACGTGATAGTGTTCGAAGGCGTCTACGACAGCCTGTTCGTGAAGAACGCCGTGGCCGTCGGCACGAAGTCGCTGTCCGACAGGCAGGAGCGCCTCATCAGGGAGAGGTACCCCAACCATAGGATATGCCTGTCCTTCGACAACGACAAGCCCGGCCTGGACTCGACCGCGAAGGCGGTCGAGAGGAACGACGACGTTCTGTTCTTCAAGTGGTTCGACGACGATACGTCCGAGAAAGACATAAACGAGAAAGTCCTGTCCGCGAAAGACGCGACGCTGTTCTCATCGCCGAAACGTCTCGAGAAGCGCATATTGACCCCGTTGCAGATGAAGATGTGGCTCATACAGGCTAGGGGTTATTCTTTCGGGAAGGATAAATCCACCTGCCGCTGTACAGACAGGAAACGGAGCGACCCGCTTATATCGAGGCGTGCGCTGTTCGAGTGATACATAAAAGTAAATAGCGTTAATGATACGGATACCCAGCGAAAGACGCGGGAAGTACTCGAACGCGCAACACGGAAAGTTCTTCCCCAGGCACCCGGAGAAATTCACCGGGGCGGAGGCGCCCGAGTTCAAAAGCTCGCTCGAGCGCAGCTTCATGCTGTACGCGGACAAGAACCCGGCCATAGTGCAGTGGGGGTACGAGAACAGGGTCATAAAATACCTGGATTAGAGCAGTCGTCCTGCCAAGGTCCGCAGGTACTACGTCGACTTCGTCTGCCGCGTGCGGGTCGGAAGCCAGATAAAGACAGTCTGGGTGGAGATAAAGCCCTACTGCGAGACGGTCAAGCCCAGGTCGAACGCCAACCCGAAGACGATACTGACGTGGATAAAAAACACGTGCAAATGGCAGTCCGCGCGCATCCTCGCCAAGTCGAAGAATGCCGAATTCCGGATACTGACCGAACGAGAGCTGATATAACTTATAAAAAGGCTATTAAATCAATGGAATTTATAAGTTTCAACGCGGAATTGGGAACGGCGAATTAGCTGTTCAAGCGCTTCTTTAATATAAAGATAGAACGTACGGACAATAAAGGCCGGAAATCGCTTCTCGACGTGCCGTGCGTGTTCGGCCAGCGTTCGCGCATCCTCAAGACGATGGAGAATCCGGACAACAAGGCGCAGTACAAGGTCCCGATGATCGTCATCAACAGGACGGGGTACTCGCGCCAGCCGGACAGGCTGAACAACCTGCACAACGAGGTCAGGTACGAGATATCTGAGAAGCGCCGCAACTACCAGTTCCTGACGCCGGTCCCGATAGACATCAACTACGAAGTGTCCGTCGTCGCCAAATACCCGGCGGACATAGACAAGATAGCGTCCAACTTCATGGTGTTCTTCAACAGCAACATCTACTGTTCGCAGGCGCACCCGAAGTTCAGCGACATAAAGCTGAACAACCAGGTCATCATGTCCGACTCGGTGAGCGAAGACCACTCCGACGAGCTGGACGGGACGCGCGACGACCTGGTGGTGAGCACGTTCACGTTCACGTTCAAGACGTACCTGTTCGGAGGTACGGAGCAGTACCGCAGGCGGCGCCGGAAAAAGCCGGTCGTCGACCTGTCCACGTTCGTATCGTCCTACGTGTACGAGTTCAAGAACGACGACGAAGTGCGCCTGTTCCTGCAGCAGGAGGACCACGCGAGCCTTTCGACGACGCTTACCGCCGAAGTGACGGCGGAGGTCACGTCGTACGTGGACGACCTCAGCGGGGACGAATACGACGACGGCGTCCCGAAGATCCGCGGGCTCGACTTCGGGTTCTACGCCGTGCCCAAGAGGGAAGACATACTCGGCTACATGACGAGCGTAGACAACGAGCTCATAGCCAAGCACGAGCATTATTATCCGTCGTCTTATATTTCAAGCGAAGCCTATTACGGACCTAACTATGAAAGCGCGATAGGCCCGGACGGCGAAGCGTGGAATGTGAAGCCGGAGCCCCTGTCCACGTCCGGCGACTACTACGACGTAGTGGACAACTACTGTACGCTCGCCCCGTATGTCGACCGCATCTACTGGAAGATAGACGGCGCGTCGGAGTACGAGTACCCGCACAACGTGAAGCCGTACAGCGGATGCGAGGGGTTCGGCAGGGATGCCTAAGAAGACGATAGAAATACGCAACATGTTCGTGTCGATGGTCCCCAACTACGGGGAGGAAGTCGGCTGGATATACGACGTGGCGATACTGACCCCGACAGACGGGTACGTCGAGTACGAGCTGAGGTTCTGCTACAACAGGATGACGTACGTCGCGTTCGAGACCATCAAGTCGCTGCTCGTCGACTACAGGTTCACCGACAGGAGCGAAGTCTGCATGACGGACAACGTGCCGATGAAGAACCCGCTGCAGATGTACCTCAGCATACTGTCGCAGCAGATCGGGTTCATGATACACAGGGCGTCGCCGAAGAAGATATCGGACCGGATGTGCGGCATAATACGCGGCGTCAGGCGCAGGGTCGCGGGGGACAAAAAACGGGAAAGACTCCACTTCGGCGTCATATGGAAATACCTCGTCGACGCCAGATCGTGCAAATGGATCACTCCCGAGTACGACGAGTACATACAGGGACTGAACAGCCAGCAGAAACGCAGGAAGAAGCTGGTCAGGATAGGCGCGTACTACATGCGGCTGCGCAGGCTGAAATACCAGTATACGCTGCGCAGCAAGCGGCGCGCGGCCGAAGCCGGGCTTTGAGAAAAAACGCGCGGCCGAGCCGCGCGTTTTCCCTGGCCGGATATATTTTTATTAAACGGAGAATTACGCATGAAACTGAAAGACGCGCTTAAATCGATAGCAAAAACGACAGGAGCCGAATAGCTTAGCGACTCTTCCTACGCGGAAGTGAAGGAATTCCTCGACACGGGGAACATGGCGCTGAACCGCGTCCTGACCGGCGACGTGAACAAAGGCATCCCGGTGGGCAGGATAACGACGCTGTTCGGGGAGTCGGGGTCCGGCAAGTCGCTCATCGCGGCGAACACCGCCGCGCTCGCGCTCAAGACGGGCAAGGTCGACGTCGTGTACATCTTCGACTCGGAAGGCGGCACGCTTGTGAACGTGTTCAAGCAGCACCAGGTCGACATGTCCAAGGTCAACCACATCCCGGTCGAGTCCATCGAGAAATGCGCGGTCAAGATGCTCCAGACGTACGACATGCTCGTGCAGGCCAGACAGGACTACCTCAAGGACCCAGACAACAACGACGACGTCCGCGCGCTCTGCATCCTCGACTCGTACGGCGCGCTCGCGGCGGACAAGCTCGCGGCAGACGCCGTCAACAAGGACAAGAACGCCATGGACATGGGCCTCGGCGCGAAGATGAAGAACAACATGATGCGCGGCCTCATGATGCGCGTAGTGCTCTCGAACGCCACGCTGCTCGTCATCAACCACGAGTACAAGGATCCCGGCGCGATGTTCGCGTCGAAGGTGCACAAGATGTCTGGCGGCATGGGCATCGAGTTCGCGTCGCACGTGCAGCTCCAGTGCGAAAAGCTCCTCATCAAGTCCACGGACATGGATTTCCTGACGGGCAAGGAGACGGACAAAGACGACACCGGGTTCTTCCGCGGCAACAAGTTCAGGTTCTTCGTCGTAAAGAACCGCATCTGCAAGCCGGCCTACACGGCGACGGTGTTCATCGACTTCAACCACGGCCTGTCGAAATGGGAAGGCCTCGTCGAGCCCGCAGTCAAGATGGGCTTCCTGACGGAGGTGCGCGGCGGGTACGAGTGCCCGACGTACAACGGCGGCAAGAAGATCACGTACAAGCAGCTCATGGCCGGCGACGAGATATGGAATACCTTCCTCGAAGACTTCAACAGGAAGAGCATCGAGATGATGGAGTATTCCAACGCGACCTCGCGCGAGCTCGACGCGATAGAGGCCGAGCTCGACGGCGAACGCCCCGAGTAAATAATCCGCAAAGGACTACCGACATGGCGAGCAAGAAAAAGAAACCGATATCGTCCGAGTTCAACACGATCGACGTCGAAACTGAAGTCTCGAAAGAAGCTCCGGCCGAAGCGTTGACCGAATCCGACAAGATGCAGGCCAAGGCAGGCACTGTCGACCTCAGCATTTCCGAGGAGATCAGGCAGAAGCTCGATTCGGCCGACAGGCTTGCTGACGAAAACGCCAAATACGCCGAAGAGGTGGCAAGCCTGCAGGAGCGCCTCGCCGGGTATATCCAGGAAATATCCGACATCAAGCGAAGGGAGCAGCCGGACTCCTCTGCCGAAATCGCAAGGCTCAGGCTTGAAATAGACGGGCTTAAGGCCGAAAACGCGAAGCTGAAGGCGGCGCTCGAGGCCGCGGCCGAGCAGAACCGCCCGTTTATTCGCGACGTGGCGTCGGCGCCGCGCCAGCCTTTCGCGCAGCCGCGCCTGACTCCGAACTGCTATAGGCGCAGGATTATCGGCGAATATCCGTCTTGGAACTGAAATTCCTGAAATATCGAAGAAAAACCGCGCTTAGGCGCGGTTTTTCCGTTTTAGACGGAAACATCCCTGGCCTGGTATTTTATGATTTACGGAGGAATCGATGGAACTGGATTTCACTACTGACGTAATAGAGAAGCTTCTGCTGAAGCGGGCGCTCGCCGACAAGAACTGGCTCAATACGGTGTCGAATATATACGACGCGCGCTGGTTCAGGACGCCGCAGATGGGAGTCGTGGTAAACCTCGCCGTGAAGTTCTACAGGAAATACGGCAAGGCGCCGACGGTGCAGCTTCTACAGATGCTGGCGCGGAAATACGCGGAAAACCACGCGGACGAGGGGTTTTCCCTGAAAGGCGCGAACGAGCTGATATTCGAAACCGCGTCCATGAACCCTGGCATACCGGACGAGGTCGTCGACATGAACCTCAAGGAGTTCGTGCGGAAGAACGCGTTGACGACTTCGCTGATGGACAACATAGACCTGCTGTCGGCCGCCGACGGAGAACGCGACTCCGACAAGTACCAGAAGATCGTAGACCAGTGCCTGGCCAACTTCGACCGCGTGCAGAAGATAACGTTCAGCGACAACGACATGGGCCTCGACTACTTCAGCGAGAAGGGCATGAACAACCACTGGGACTTCCTGCGGAATCCGGACGCGAAAATAGCGACGGGGTGGGCGTCCGTCGACCACTACACTAACGGCGGCTTCCTGAAAGACGGCCGCATGCTCGCGCTGTTCATGGCGCAGGCCGGCCTCGGCAAGTCGGTGTTCCTGTCCAACCTGGCCGTGAACCTCCTCGCGCAGGACCTGTCGGTCGTAGTCATTTCGCTCGAAATGAGCCAGGACGTGTACGCGCAGCGGTTCGACGCGCACATCTCGATGAAGAACATAAACAGGCTGAAGGACAACGAGCAGACGGCGAGGGAGAGGATATCGGAGTTCTACGCCAAGCACAAGAACGCGAGCCTCATCATCAAGGAATTCCCGCCGCGCAGCATCAACACGTCGAAGATAGACGCCTACGTAGAATCGCTCAAGACGGCCGGCAAGCGCGTCGACGCGATAATAGTCGACTACCTCAACCTGGTGCTGCCAAACCGCCAGACGGACTCCATGTTCAAGGACGGCATGGCCGTGTCGGAGGAGCTCCGCGCGCTGAGCTACAAGTACAGCGTCCCCGTGATATCGGCGGTGCAGAGCAACAGCGAAGGCATGAACACCGAGGAAATCGACATGCAGAACGTGTCGGAAAGCCGCGGCATAGTCCACACGACGGACGCGCTGTTCGCGATATACCAGACGCAGGAGCAGCGCGAGGCGGGCAGGCTCGGGTTCAAGGTCATCAAGAACAGGCTGGGCGGGCTCGTCGGCAAGCGCTCCACTTTCGCAATGGACCCCGAGACGCTCGTACTGCGCGACCTGACGTTCGAGAACGGCCAGGACATTCCGGAGACGGCGCCCGACTCCGAGCTGTCAAAGCTCGTGTCGGCGATGGAAAATAGCGAAGAATCGCTGTTCGGGTCGTGAACTCTGCGCCGCGCTGAAGACGTGGCAGCTTTCTCGCCTCGATTTTTGTAAAATATTTAATATGTTCGGAAAATCATCTAAGGCCGGCGTCCGCGCCGGCAAAAAACACGGTGCAACGTTGCACGACATGCAGGAGTCCAGCCCGGAGCAGAAGCTGTCCAAGCTTGAAGACGATGTCGCCGCCGCGATCGCCGGCGCGGAGGGCTAGAACGGTTTTTTCTGCACAGACGAGCCGTTCGTCGTGCGGTTTGACGACGCGGAAATACTCAGGTACATCAGGGTCAGCATGCCGGCGTTCGGCTTGAACCCCGGCGGCGCGGAGTTCAAGCAGGCGATGTTCGATTTCCTGGAAAACGACGCGTACGTGAACCACGTAATGGATAAGTTCGAGCTGGAAGCCCGCGACCTGTTCAAAATCCTGTTCCGCATAGACCCGTCCGTGTTCAAGGGCATGTTCATGAAGAGGATAAAGGAAATTGCAGCCAGAAAGCAGTATTCCGCGCGAGGCCGATGACGTTCCGCCCGCTTGCGCGGACATCAAGGACGGGTATTCCGCCGCCCGCGCGTACAAGTATTATTGCCAGTTTTCGAACTCCAGGATCTCCTACGCCGTGCCGGAGAGGCGGGTGGCGGCGCGGGCCCTATACAAGCACCACAAAAGCGCGTTCGACAGGTGCGTCGCGTTTTTCCTGAAGTGCGGCATAGACGCGCGCAGGTTCCTGAAGTTCATGGCCGACGAAATACGGCTCCGCGACTCCGATATAGACTCCATGTTCATGTCCAGGTGGAGCGTCAACAGGTTCGCGGAAATGCTCGCGGCCGGCGAAAACAACGCGAAGGTGTACGGCTGGTACATGAAGTCCGTGAAGGAGCTGGCCGCCGCGTGCCTCGACAGCGAATGCGCGTCCACGGCCGACTTCGTGCGCAAGCTCATACGCGAGAGGAAGCTCGCGCCGTGGGTGGTATGCGGAAAAATCTCGGCGTACTACCTCGCGGCCATCCCCGGGTTCCCCAAAATAGCGCAGAAGCTGGACCCGATAAGCCGCGACGAGCTCGCGTTCGTATCCAGCAGGTACGACATGTACAACACCGCCGTGAACAACGCGTCGCTCGCTTTCGAAAACCGCCGCGCGAACCCGATCAGGAAGACCGACGAAATGATCGAGAAACTGCGGAGCGAGCGCAGGAAAAATCAGGAGAAAGACGATTTATTCGACCCGTCGCTCGACTGATCCGGCGGAGTTTCCTAGGCCGGTATAGTAAATATTGTTTGTCGCGGGACGAACGACCCGCACCGAACAACAGTAAACAGAACAACAGTAAAAAAACGAAAGTAGGTAGACATATGTCTATATTCATGTCGACGCTGCCCAAGCACAGCAAGTCAAACGGCGGCAAGCAGAAAAGCCTGGTGATGACGCTCAAGCCGTGTCCAGACGAGAAATCGTACTACAGGGTCAGGCTCCTCGCGTTCGCGCCGCCTCCCGGCAGCATGTCAGATCGCGACGATCCTTTCATCGAGAGGTTCGTCCACCAGCACTGGACGAAGGACCCCGACAAGGGCTACAACAAGATCGACGCCGAAGTTGTGTGCCCCGTTACGCCGCACGTCCACGTCGAGGGCAACAGGTACGACGCCTGCAAGATCTGCACGCTGGCGAACAAGTACTTCATCGCGTTCAAGGAGTCCAACTGGAAGGACAAGGACGCTAACCGCAAGAACAAGGACCTCGGCCGCAAGTACCAGGCGATCGTGCCAGTGTATGTAGTCAACAACCCCAACTGGGAAGGCGACAACGGCAAGTTCCGCGTGATCATCTTCAACGACAAGAAGGTCTACCAGGATTTCCGCAAACGCGTCGAGCGCGCGACGCTGGAGAACCCGGTGTTCAACGGATCGGGCGCCGTCGACTGCTGCATCCACGTCAAGGAGGACATCGAGATACTCCGCCCCGGCCAGCCCAACGAGTACAAGTGGAAGAAGCGCGTCATCGACCGCATCGTGTTCTCGACCAAGCCATATGACATCGGCGCGATCACGCAGGACGCGATCACTTCGATGGGCTTCGACGACGAGTATTACACGTCTTCCACGCCGGACGAGCTGAACCAGTTCTACCAGAAGTACTGTACGGTGTCGAACGACGACATTCCGGACGCGGACGACGTCCGCGTATACGACGACAAGCCGGCCAACGCCAAGCCGGTTGACGTCGAGAATTCCTCGGCCGCTCCTGCGGTCCCGGCGGACGATCTCGGCGACATCGACGACCTGACCAGGGACCCGGACGACCTGCCGGCGGCGACCGAAAAGGCCGATTCCGGACAGGCGGAGCCTTCTGCCGCCAACGACGACATAGACGCGGAAAAGCTTCTCGCCGGCCTCGACATCTAAGGCCTGCGGAGTAAATAAAAGTGTTTAGCGGCCGGCTAGGAACATTCCGGCCGGCCGCGAAGACGGAAACCAGTGAATGACACGGTTAAAAAAGGAGAAAAACAAATGACAGACCTGATAGTTAACAGCCCTATCTGGGAGCTCATGGACGCCCTAGCGCGTCCGTTCGACGACAAGCGCAACATAATGAACTACGGACTCAAGTCCGTCATCAAGCGCCCGCACAACCTGATCAACGTGAAGGACAAGGACGGCAACGTCATCGGCCAGCGCCTCGAGATGGTTACGACGCCTTTCAAGAAGGAAGACGTCAAGATCACGGTGAAGGACAACGTCCTGACCGTCAGGTGCGGAACGGAGAACGTCAAGGACGAAACGAACGAAGACGTGGTGTACCGCGGCATTTCTTCGCAGTCCCATACGTTTTCGCTGAGTCTCGCCCCGACGATCGACCAGTCGCTGATCACGGCGGAGAACAAGGACGGCATCCTCAAAATCAACCTGCCGTTCGTCGCCAAGGACCCCGAAAAGGACGCAGTGGAAATCGCCATAGCGTAACATAGCGCATGGCCGTTCACTGTTTCGAGGCCGCGGAATTCCGCGGCCTTTTTAATTCAGCCTGAAAGCGCGGTATAATCAAAACATGGATATCGAAAAGCTTAAGTCGGAAATAGCAGAAGCAAACGAAGCCTATCGCGCAGGCAGGCCTGTAATGGACGACTTGCCGTATGATGAATTGCTGGAGCAATATAAAAAGCTTGCTTCCGCTGACGAATACGACGCGTTTGTCCGTACGCTTCACGAGAAGTCCGGCAAGGTCAAGCTGCCTTACATGCTCGGAAGCCTGAACAAGCTGAAGTGCCAGGAACCGGAGGCGATCGCGAAGTTCGCGGCCAAATACGCCCCGGACAGGCTGCACGTCAGCGCCAAGGTCGACGGCATCTCGGCATGCCTCATGTATAAGGCCAACAAGCTTGTCCACGCCGCCACGCGGGGCGACGGCGAATACGGG